GGCACCATCCTCGGTCTGAATGAAGATTGGCTTTTCACAGCCAGCGCCGAAAGTCGTTTTGCCAACTCCGGCAACGCCGTGTATCAGCAACCTCGGCGGGGCAAGCTGTTGCCCCATCACAATGTCTTTAAGGCTTGTCATACTTTTCTCCTCGGTTTGTGACCCCTCGGCGACGGGAACAAATGCTAATCTATGCCGAGGAGTCGATCATTTCTGATTAGCACCTGCCCCCGCCACTAGTTCGTTATTGAGCGTCCAGACATCGAGACTGCCCAGCTCCTTGACCATCACCTGGATGCCGACCACCTGGTCCGACCAATAGACTTCGTAGTGATGGATTAAATGATCGTTCTCGATGATCTTGCCGCCCAGGATGTCCGGCGATTGCAGAAAATCGAAAACAACTTTTGTCAGGTTATCGAGATCGCGCACCCGCTTGTCAGGCCGTCCGACTGCCAGCTCGATAGCGATGGGCTGTGTGATTGTTGCGCGCCTCTCGCCCTTTTGCTGGGCCAGCGCGTAACCGGCCTCGGCAATCCACTCTTTCCATTTGGCTGTTTTGTAAACTCGCGGCCCACTATGCCGGTACAATGAATTGATCGATGGCGGGTACGGCAGAACATAGATCTGCATTAGAGATCTGCCCCAGGCCGGACAAACCCTGCTCCACCAGGATGCGCTTCTTCATTCTCGCGGTTGAGCTCATAGGCGCGCTGGTGATCGTTGGCGGTCACAAGCCCATTGGTCTTTTCAGCGATGATGTAATTGTACTTAGGGCTAGGCCGGTTCATACCCGTTGCCCAGTAATAGACTGTGATGCGAGATACCCCAAAGCGCGCACCGGCCTCGGTGTAGTCGAGGTTCTCCTGACTGAGCCAATCTTTGAAGAGCATATCATCACCGTAATTATTTCTTACGTTGCTGATATAATGATTACGCTCAGATTAAAATAAAATTAAAACCACACTTTTAGTGTAATAAGATCACACAGTTTTGAAGCGGTATTACGTCATTTCCATGCTTCTCTTTTGGTCTTCTCAATCAGCGTGTGGCTAGCCACAACAGACACTAAATCCGTTAACTCCTGACATTCTAGAAGATCTCCCATTGCTTTTATGATCAAATCGTATGTGAGCTGAGTTGGCTCGTTTGCGTCTGTGACAAATCCCTCGGCTTTCACCTCACGCAAAATTTTATGCACATTCTCGCGGCTTAATCCCTTTTCTTCAGCGCACTTAGTTACGTTAAATTTCTCACCATCGAGGAATGATTGCATGACAGAAAACGCGACGTTTCTGCGTGTTGAAGTGTAGTTGAAAGCGTTTTTAGATTTATAGAGTTTTTGACTAGCATCCATAAAAGCGATCAACCGTAGCACCGCTGATGCATGAAGTGCTTTACAAAATTGTTCTGGTCTAGGCACATGGGACCCGTTGTCAATTGTCTCGTAAGGTAACCGCTCCGCTGCCTGATTATTTGCTTTACTGTTTTCTTTTTTCAGAGTGTCGCTAGGATTTGAATTTTGCATGGGCATATTCCTATCTCTCAATTATTAGGGGTGTTGCATTTAATTACTATGGCGTGTAGGTTTCGTTCCTGACGTAAGTTTCTCTTACTGTATATGTGAATGAAAATCAATCTCATCCTGAAAAATCTTTCGGTATTAAAATAAATTATGAACAAGATCCAACATCTCGCTAGGATTCGAGGGATCTCGATTAGCGAATTAGCCCGTCGTTGTGAGATGGAGCCGCATACGTTGCGGCGTTACGCTCGCGGCGAAAGCGAGCCAAAGCCCGATCTCGCTGTAAGAATTGCTGAGATTTTTGGCTGCATGCCTACAGAAGTGCTAGGTCTTGAGCCGCTGGAAACTGAGCCGCTTGGCAAGATACCTTTATATGGGCCGGTCAACGCTGGATTTTGGGATGGCGAGACTGCAATGGACAAAGCTGTCGATCATATTGCCAGACCGAGTTTTATAATGGGGCAATCAAATGCCTACGCTGTGTTCGTTGTCGGCAGCTCGATGGAGCCTAGATTTAAACCTGGTGAGATTTTATACGTTGATCCTGACGTTCCGATTCGGCAAGGCGCTGACGTTGTTGTGCAGCTCAACAATGATGGTGACCTCACCGCCGTTGTGAAGACGTTTAAATCGGCTGACGATACAGGCTTACGGCTTGAGCAGATTAACCCTGCTATTCCTATCTTATTTGAGAAGTCGATAGTTACCGCCGTCCATGCCGTTCAAGGCACCTGGATGCGTACGTAATAAAATATTACGTTTTTATTGATTTGGTAACAAAACTGCACTAGACGTAATCCTATGTGTTACTACATAGGAGAACGTAAGCATGATCTACTTTCGATATTTTGGCGGGATGATCTTGTTCAGCTCGTTGATCTTGTCCATTTATTTTGGCGTCTGGACTGTATGCGCTTTCATTGACCAATGTGCAGCGCGCAATGGCATGCTGCCATGAACGGCGTAATGAAACCGGCAGAGGTTGCCGTCGAATTGTGGGGTGCGCCTCTGACTGATTCTAAGCGGCAGCGGATCTATCGCTGGATCAGTCGCGGGGTGTTCGCAAACATCTTTACAGTGGGTGACCGAAAATGGATTCCGCGCAAAGATGTTGAGAAGCTCATTGGCCGGATCGAAGAGCTGCCCGAGGGTAGGCCCGTCGCATGAGCAAAGAAGTCGAACCAACTTTTCGGGTGCAAGTCCTCAAAGAGGCCGCGCAACTTATCACCGTTGATCGAGCTGCGACGCATGGCAGCGCCTTTGATAACTTTACGTTGATCGCTCAGTACTGGTCATCACATGTCAATGCTCGACATGGCACTGCCATCGATCTTAAAGCCAACGATGTTTGTGATATGATGGAGCTCTTGAAGCTAGGCCGGCGAAACAGTAAGCCGGGCAATATCGAGAACGCTTCTGATGGTTGCGGATACGGCGCGCTCAGTTACGAGATGCACCAAGTGTTATTGCAAATGAAAGAGGCGGGGAATTAATCCCCGCCTTTTCTATCACTCCCCCTCTAACTTCTCCATTTCCGCATAGGCTCTTCTTCTCGAAGAAAAGTACCGTAGAGGCACCCCGTCACCTTTGCGTTGAACCCCCCACCATGTCAGGCCAATGCGTTTACCGGATGCGTTAACTTCGCGCTCGCAGGTGACCTCAAAATTATCGCTCGATCTTACTATCTCGATCCTTTCCATCACTCACCCCCTGCATTCAAGTGAGCAAACGCCGCGCCCTTCTTACGCGCAGTCTCCTCGTCGCGTGACCGTTTTTTCAGCCACGTTGCATATTGACGTTTTGTGAAAGAGATATCGGTATGCCCCATCTCCTGAGTGATCATTGCCTCGGACTCATCGAGGTCAAATATCAGGATCGATGCATAATAGTGACGGAGCATACGGAAAGTAATATTCGGAATACCGGCTTTCTTGCATGCGGGATATAAACCGCGCTTACGCCAGTTGCCATAGTCCGACAGGTTGCCTTCCATTAGAGCCGAGTGCTTGCGCTTGTTCGCCTTGCCCGTCGTCGGAAAAACGAGATTGTTTTTGGCTTCCTCTGGAGACTGCGAGAGCTTGTGCTTCATCAGATCTCTACGGAGCTCCGGCTGTAAACTGATCAGCCGTTGACCGGCGGCAGTTTTTGGTTTGCCGACAACGCCCTCGGTGCGCTTCAAGGCTTTGTCGATAAACAGCCGACCACCGTTTTCATTGTCACCAAAATCTATTTGGTCCCAGGTCAGAGCAACCTGCTCGGAACTGCGCATGCCCGTCATCGCGCACATTTTGATGATCAGGTAGTACTGGCCCTCGGCAGCGCCAAGCAACTTGATGACGTTTTCATTCGTCAGCGCGGAGATGTCCTCGACACGATAAGCATCTGCAATGTCGTTGACGTTTTCACCTGCGCGCCCAATGCGCAATTCGGCGGCTGGGTTCTCGCGGATGTAATCTTGCAACTTGGCTTCCGCGAAAACGGCCTTCAGATGGACAAGCATTTTCTGACAGGTTGCCTTCGCCCACTTCTTCTTCATCTGCTCGAGGATGACATTCTTGAGAATGCCCATGCGGATGTCGGTGACTTTGATGTCGGCAAACTTCTGGCCGTTCCAATCGAGCGCCAGGAAGTGGGTGCAATTGCGGATGCGATTGTTGAGCTCGGCCAAGCCAATGTCGCCGTCGCGCTGCGCAATCCGCTGGGCATCGAGGTAGACCTCGACGCACTTGGCGAACGTGACTGCTTTTGCAGGGTCAACAAACACGCCAGAATAATTATCGTGGGTGCTCTTCTCGATCCAGGCCAGCGCCTCGCCGCGAGATTTGAAACGAGGCTCGCCAGCGCCAATGTCGCGAGCGTCAACAACGTAACGATTCTTGTATTTAGCAGGTCTGAGTTTAGGCATCGTAGTCTCCTCGGTTTGTGTGGTAACTGATTATTACGAATAGTAAGCTTTTCTTACATTCAAGTCCACACCTTTGTGACCCTTACCTTTTTCTTGCGAACAAGAAAAATAAGCGCTCAAAAATCTGCGAATTTTTTGCGAACGAACAAAAAAAAAGCCGCCCATAAGGGCGGCTAACGTATTGATAACATTGGTTGCGGGGGTTGGATTTGAACCAACGACCTTCAGGTTATGAGTGTAAACCTGTAAGAAACACTTACCTGCAATATCAGTCATTTATGAATTAGATCATATATTTATGTATCCTGCAATTTCATGTTGTAACACCGTGTAACGGAGTGGCTTGCGAACGTTTGCGAACAGAATAAAAAAATGTTCAAAATAAACCTAAAGGTCGCAGCGTTATTTGCGCTTTCTCGCCAGGTTCTTGGCCCTGCCCATCAGCGACAGATTGCCTGGTGAATTGTCGAGCGCGTTGCCGTTCTTGTGATCGACATCCTTGCCGTCACCCACTCGAGCCTTACCCGCTTTGATGTATTTGTATCGAGCTCGGTTGCGAGCTGCGCGTTTCCTTTTGCGCGTTGGTGTCTCGGCAGCGTACTCGGCTTTGTAATCTCTCGGCATAGTCAGTCTCCAAATTTTCGGTCAGGCACCTACGAAAAGTAGAGCTGTGTCTCGCGAGCTCTGCGCCTGACCAATCCTGGGATGATGCGTGAGTTGGCTCGCCGCCACTGCCAGAAATTTTTCCCAGCCTGTTCGATCTCACCACGCCGGATCAAAGACCTGACAGTGCTCGCTCGAAAGTTCCCAGATCCAATGTTGAAGCATAGCGAGGTCAGAGCCCCCATCTGATTGTCTGTCAGATCTTCGGCGTATGGCGCGGTGAGCCGCTCCACCGATCTGTAAGCGATGTTAACGTCACGCCGTAGGAGCTCTGTTGCATGCTCTTCGGTAATCGCCGGAGTATCCATTTTAACGCGCTCACCATTCGCCGCATAGATGGCTCCATATCCATATGTCCAATAATTTCCACTACAAACGTATGGCGAGAGCCTTAACCCCTCATAGGTTTGAATCAGCTCCAATGATTCATCGTTGATCATTTGCTCATCTTTTCGAGGGAACGGTTTCCAAACCAGAACGCGATGATCAGCGATAGCAGACTTTGCAACTCTTCTGAGAACGCCGCATTGATGGCATCGACTACACCGGCTCCGCTGTTGTAGATCGCGAACGCTGCAACGACCTCGAGGCCGACCCAGGTAAACACAACGATATAGGTAACGCACGGCCTGACGCTGGCCGACAAGGTTGATGTCCACGGCGCAGCCTTCTTCGCCATCTGCGCATCGTGCCGGTAGATAGCTTTCATCTGATCAGCCTCAACCGTCATCGCGGTTTCCTCGAGGCGAGCTGCACCAACAGCCGCTTGCGCAGCGGCCTGGGCCTCGATCATTTTCAGCTCATGCGCCTGGTCTGATTTTGAAGTCCACAGTTTTACCAGTGATGGCACTACGGAACCGGCCAGCCCGGTAATGCCTGAGAGCAACGTCAGCATAATTCTCTCCTAAAGATGGAAGATACATTGTGAGCACGGCCTTGATAGGTCCGCAAAACAGCCAGATGAAAAGAGCCAGAGTTAACGCTTCGCGCTATCGATTTCGCGCTCTTGGGACAAGAGCTCTGCTTGAGTAAAGAACACCTTTTCCCAATCGACCGGCACAGTGGATTTGCATCCGCCGAGTAGCAGCCCCAAGATGAGCAACGCTAGACCAGCCATACTAGGTTTCCTCTGCTCCAGGCTCGCTAAAAATGATCGTGGTACAAAGTGCGCTCCACTGCTTGAACGCACCGAGCTCCTGATGCTGGTTATAGTAGCTCTCGGTCAGCTCTTGCGGTGGACATGACTTCACCGGCATCGATGTTACATCATGCGTTCCATCGTGCATCACGATGAAAACAATAAGATACAGAACCTTCATTCCACTGGCCCATGTCTGGAGTTGTGAATTTTTTCAAGATGCTCGACACGCCGCCGCAGATCTTTGTCGATAAAATTGAGGCTGGTGATCAGACGTTCCGAGCGCCGTGCGTCTTCCTCTCGTTTCGACGGCGAAAGCATACCGGCGAGGATGTCTACGCGCTGTATCTGTGTGTCGGAACTGTTCTCTAGTTTGTCGGTTCGCCCGTCCGCGGATCGAAGCTGATTCTCTACGTCTTTGATTTGCTCAGTGAGGCGGGTAATTTGCGCTCTGGCTACGGCGGCGGTTCCGATAACTGAAGCAGCTACACCCCCCAGGGTGATCAGCAACTTTACGTCCACCATGCCATCCATTACTTAATCGCTCCGCCAGACGTGGCAGCGTAGTAGAGCCAGAGGGCAATGAGTGCCGCACAGAAAATGACGCCAGCCCCTTTGGCGCACTCTAATAAAATTTTCCTGTTCCGCTCTTGGCGTTCCAGCTCGGCTTCGCGAGCTGCGGCCTCGCGTTTTTTCTTCTCTGCGATTGCTATCTTCTGGCGTTCAAGGATGTTGTTCCAAGTGTCATCTCCGAAACGAGCGTTCAGTGCCTTGCGAAGACTGTTAAGTGCTTCCTCGTGCTCCTCGTGGGCCACCTGTGCGCGGGTCGCCCCGGCAAGCGTTGTGCTATCGTCAACAGAGCCGTCTTTCGCTCCCATGCGGCTCTCAATGACCTTTTCATTGTGAGATTTCTCGACGGCCTTCTTGTTCTTGTTTACGTCGCTGTTGGCACCAAAGATGGCATCGAGGTGTCCACCGATTGCCGAGAGGTCATCCGCTGTTTCAAGGGCGTTCTTGCAAGCGGAAATCGCTACCTTGGCCGCACTATAGCTCGCAGCGAGAGTTATTGGATCCATGCATCACCTTGCCTTTGCCTGTGCGATAGTGTCTCCCCCACTTGGAAACTCGGCAAATGCCGCATAGAAATAGGTGCCACTGTTCACTCGCGCATGGTTTACAGTTGGCCGGAATCCGTTAGAAAACAGGTCAACTTTCGCAGCGGCATTGGTGCGCTCTCCATCGGCGTAATGAGCCGAAAGGTATTTCTCGCACTCATTGTGAGGGTTACGCACGGAGTCGAAGATGACCCACTCGTCGGCACCGTCCGTCCGGTGGATCATCAGCCACTTTGGGCGGAAGCCTACATTAACATATGTGCCATTCGGCGCACTTGCACCGTTCCCGGTGTACCTTCCAAATTTCGAGTACCCCGCAATCTCCTTCCACAGATAGCAAATATAGTCGGCGTCATCGTTCACGAGGCCACTGCTCGCGTCTATCGTGATCGTGGTTCCGCTGTCTGAGTGGAAGTTATCGACCTCCGCTGTCGTGCTTCCAGTGGGGTTATTGAGTTCCGCAGCACCAATCGTGCCATCGACTTCGTAACTAACATGCCAATCGTTATTGGCTGAAGTCTTCTTGATTATCGCCAAAGCGTTAGTGCCTGTCGGAATGGTCAACCCTGTTCCAAGCGTAGTATCTGAATCCCCACCGTTATACTTTAAGATTGCAAACCCTGCCGTGGTGTTTGCTGTGCCTCGTATTGTTTTGATTGTGCCGGGATGAGCGTCACTTCTATTTGCGTCATCAATTTTAAAGCTGCCAGCCGTTGGTGTTGCTCCTGCACTTGCAGAGTTGTCGGCAGTTGGCGCACCACCAGCCTTAAATCCATAGGTAACCATTGTTTGCCCAGAGATATTTACATAGCTGCCGCTGTCTGCTCCTACCGCGAACCCTGCATCCCTAAAGCCTGTAACACTTGACGACTCATCGCTTTCACCCGCATTAGAGTTTGACCACAAAAGTTCATTTTCGCCTCGAACCGAATCAATCCAGTTGAAATTAGCCGACGAGGTTATTGATTTGATTATTAACAGGTCAGGTCGAAATCCTAATGTATCAATATTCTGTGCGCCCCCAGTGCCAGAGAAAGTTACCGTTTCAAAGTACGAACTTGGGTCTGTGACTGTCACTGGAAAATTAGGCGAGCTAAGAGTTTTGAACCCGGAAGGTATACTTCCAGCAAACGCCGTCTGGCCGAAATTAAAAGTAACGCTATGCCCTCCAGAATTGTGTGCAGTCATTGCCACATACAAATTGTCTGGCAGAGAAGACAGCATCGGGCTGGCACGGGTAACTGGGTTGCTGCTCGCAAGGTACGCCCCGTCATCGCTCACATACATCTCGTCGTTGTCTTTATCTATAGCAAACCCAAGAACAGAGCTATTAGCTATAGAGCCTCCGTAACTTGAAGAGGAACCATTATCAAGTTTAGATGACGAGCTATTAACTGGGTAGAACCCGTAGAACCCCGCTGAAGTGGAACCGTTCGCAGCAGTTATAAAATCCCATTTATTCGCTTCATTCACAACACCGATATATTGATTTGACAGGGTGCCTGGGAGGGTGACTTCAAAATAATACTTTCCACTATTTGGTATTCTTTGATTGGCAATAGCTCCGTGAAAAGCAGCAGCGCCTGTATTTGTAACGGTCAGGCTTCCGTTGGTTAGGGTCATGTTCGAATTTTTATCAAGCGGATTGAACTTGGTGTGGTTGCCGATATTGTTGTCAGCCGAATCAGAGGGCGTGTCGGTGACTTGATTGCTTTGTATCGCCCCGCCGCCGACTGCAAAATGGTTGTTCCTTCCAGAAGTGTCAGCGCCAATTCCGTTTGCATCTTGGCCGCTGCCATTTTGCTTGAACTGAAGAAGAAAACCATTGTTGCCATAGGTCAATCCAGAAGGATTAACTGGAACCCACACATTGTTATCGTCAAGCTCTCCAAATTGGCTGCAATCCGTTGAAGCGGTGGAATCCAAAAATATGATTTCGGCGGCGTATCCTGAGTAATAAAGTGATGCTCCAGTCTGTTTGAATAGGTCCGTGGTTTGACCTGTGTTCATAAAGTCAGTGGCTTGGTCATCGGCCACAGATTTTGTCCCTGTCGTAGACGCTAACGAACCATTGATATAGGTTCTCGCCCGTGATGCTTGGGCGGTACTTGCGACGGAGTCCCATACCCACACTACGTTAAACCAACCTGACGGATCTCTGAAAACGGCGTCGGTGCGGGTATCTAAATTGTCCGAATAAAAACGAATTTTATCCTGATACCCCTCTCCAGATGATTGCAATGCCCCCATCGTGAGGTTGGAGGGTGTTGACCAGATAGGGCGTGACGCATCTCTGTTGTCAACTTTCAACCACATAGATAGTGACCATGCAGTCGTTGAGCTTTGCGTTGTTGAAACAGCTTTGCTTAGGTAGTCTGCCGACCCATCTAGCCAAATTGCCGTAGAGACTCTGTATGAGCCATCAGCCGACGACATCATCGTAATTGGGAAAGTGAACATCTGCCGGGCCTACGAGAAGTTCAACTGTGCAACGCCAAACATCGAACTGCCGTCCGAAACAAAACTCAAAATGTCTACAGCGTTTGCGCCGGTGCTAAGTGTCGGTTCTGTTCCACCCGGAAATTTGTACGCTGATGCGCTGGTATCAAGCGTCCGATTACCACTGCCGTCTTGTTTAACGATTATGAGATATGTGGCCCCTGCAACCATGTTGCTTGGCGCATCGAGGGTTCTGTTTCCAGCTAACGTGACCACAGCCACTTGGTTTTGCGACAGATCCCAGGAAATATTTGCACCGTCGCTCAATGTCGTAGCGTTAAAGTTTTGCGTCTTGGTGTACTCTCGCGCAGTAGCTGTTAGTTCAGTCGAGCCAAATAGCTGTGTAGTTGTGATCTTCTTATGCGCCGTAGCATCAGCATCATAAATTGCGAACTCATCCGCTGCTACTGGTGAAGCACCCAGCGAGGACTGCCCGTTGATGCTGACAGTGACGGTGCCAGTGCTTGTTATGGCACCGCCTGTTGCCAGCCCAGCGGTTGCAACATTTGTAACCGTGCCGCCGCTGCCGGGAAATATTTTGGCATACGTGATAGCAGTGGTGTTTAGTGTTCCTCCAGAATTAGCGGTGCAAAGGTAGAGGTCGTTAGAGTTTGCCGTTCCCTCTTGTATGGAAATAAGTTGACCAGCAATCTCATCCCAGGTGTCGGCTTCTGTTGACCGCGAAGCAGTGCCGGAGCTGACAACCGTGTAAATACCATTTTCACTTTGGTCTGATTGGTCTTTAACAAGCACCGCATCACCCGTGGACAAGGCACTGCCCCCAGTTAGCCCATCTAAACTGTCGCCGTTTTGCAGATCAGCGGTTAGATCAATATTCGCCGTTGTCGCAGCTCGAACTGTGAGCCTGGTACGGATGCCGGCGAGTGCCTGGTCAACGTATTGTTTGGAAGCAATACTCAGATTGGCCGTACCCATCGCGGCCATTGTCGAGCTCGAGGTGATGCCGCTGAACGTCCCGCCGCTTACTGTCTTGCCGGTAAACGTGATCGCGTCTGGAATAGAGACAACAGGGTTGCCT